ACCAGTTGCGTTATCCGCTAATAATATAGTACTACCAACTCTTACTGCTCCAGCTGGATTAGCTGCAGGTAATGTTATTACTACTTGTATTTGTGGCATTGCTACCGGTACTGTTACTGTAGTAGTTTGGTATGCTATGTGTAATCTATTTTGTTCAGACCAGATTACTTGATCTGAGGTCATGGGCATTTCTGCTCCGACCATTCTTAAGAATCCTGATAACGTTCTGTTACCATATCTTTCTACTTCTTGTTCATACAACTCAGGTAAATACTGTTGAGCCCATTGATTAAAAGCTCCCGCTTGAAAATCAATGTAGTTGTCTTGTATTGTTACCCTATCTTGAGCTGGTACGATTGATGCGGGAAAACTCCCGCCTGGTACTAAAGGCATAATTTTTAATTTTTAGTTTTCTTTTTAATTTTTAATCTCGTACTATCTACACCGTCACTTAGTGCTCTAACTTTCCATCCATTTGGTAATAGTTCTCCTTGATCACCCGAGCGCGGAGTTGTATCTATATTTTTGGATTTCTTCATAATGTCCTTGGTAGCGTCAGCTTTTCCTTGGTCATAAAAGTGTTGAGCAATAGTATCAGCGTTTCTTGCAGCATACATGGCTTTGTGATAACCTTGATAATCCGATATATTTCCTTTGTCATCCATAAATGAATTAACAAAATGTGATATATCAGTTTGTTTATTGGCTATCTCAAAAGGGTTTGAAACTTTGTACTTAAACTTCTTTTCTCCAACTTCGAAATTGAAACCTTCAAAATCGTTTTCGAAATAGTTTTTAGTACTTTGTACAAACGTATCCCTGCGTCCTGCAATGTCTGATTGTTCTTGATTATATCTATTGAAAAACTCGGTTGCTTTTTTCTGTTCATTAGTAATAGAAGGTCTCAACTTGAGATCTTCATAATATTTACTTTTCATGTCATCTAAAAAGTTTCGGGCTTTTGCAATTTCTTCTTTAAACGCTAATTTTTGTTTTTTAACAAATCTTTCCTCATCTACTTCTTCATCAAAAGAAAATTTATCTTCCATGATAAAACTAACTTCTTCATCGTTAAGATGTGGTTTTGTGCGTTTATAATATTCTTTTACAACTGTATCATCTCCAATTTCTTCATAACTAGTATTTAAGTTAACATAATCTTTTATGTTCCCCCCTGTTTCATTCATAAAGCTCACTAGCTTTTGAATATTTTCAGGCATATTAATTGTTGGTGTAGTTGGAAGTGGTTGTTTAATTTCTTCTTTAGGCTTTGTATTTTTAACTTCTTGAATTACCGTTACTTCTTCTTTAGTCTTTTCGGTAGTATCAGGTTTTTCGGCGTGTGGTTCTCCCACTTCTTGCAGTTCCACTTTGGTTTCAGTTTTCGTTTCTTTGCTCTGTTCGATAACAGGTTGCACAGTTTTCTTTGATTCTGACTTTTGAACGGCATTTGTTTCTTCTTTGGGTGGAGTTAAATTAACCTTTGTAATAGTAGGACTTTTTTTTCCTAAGTTCTTCGCTTTCTTTTTCATTTTAAACGTTCCTTCTGCAGGTACATTCTTTTGTTTTTCTTTTGTTGCCATGATATAATATAATATAAAATAATTTAATCCTACATGTTAGATAATATACTACTTGTTGGATCTTCTAAATCTTGGGAAACTGCTGGATTTTCAAAATCTATAGCTTCTCCGTTTGTTTGTTTTTGTTTTGCAATTGCACTTTGTTGAGTACCTTGTATTTTAGTTCGTTTATCTTTTCTTGCTTCTATTTCACCTTCTTTTTCTTTTATAGTATTTATTTTTTGTTGAGCTAATTGACTATTATAGTTAAATTCTAACTCCATTAATTCTCTTTTAATTTGAGACTCCACTTGCATTCTTTCTATTTCAAAACCAGATTTACCTTTTTCTATCTTTAGTTGAGTATCAGCTAGTGCTTGTTGTTTTTGAACTTCATTCATTGCAGCCGCTTCAGCTTGTTGGGCATTTGCTTGAGCTTGGGCTTGTATATTTGCCTGTGAAGCTTCTTGTGCAGCTTTAGCAGCTTGTTTTTGTTTTAGCTTAATCATTTGATTAGCTAATTTAAGATTTTTTATTTGTCTAATATCAATAGCATCTGCTAAGCTAATAGTTTGCTGCTGTAAAGACATTTGTATATTTGCTTCTAATTGTTGTTTTTCTTCTTCATCCGGAACCATCTCCATGAAAATACCAAAATCATATAAATGTAAATTCCAAAAATCTTCTAAAGTACCTACATTATAAGTATTTATACTGTTTTTTAAAGCTTCATTAGTTAAATCATATTCCATTGAATCCGCTAATCTTAATACAATATTTTCACAAGTTCTTAGTGTTAAATATAAAGATGCAGTTAAAATGTGTTTAGTAGCTACATTAGAATTTGCTGCCGCAAGTTTTTGTAATCCTACTAGTGAATCAGAGTTTGGTAAACTACCATCTCTTGCTTCATTCAATCCTGTAACATCTCTTATCATTTGTAAATAATATTGATAAGTCTGTATTAAAGATTGTATTTTCTGATTTCCACTAGATGTGGTTAATTCTTGAATAGGTATTTTTCCAGGGTTTTGATCTCCATCTTGAGTTAATGATCTACCAACTATACTACCTGTTTGGAAGTACATATTTAAAGCCTCTCTAGGATTGTATTTTGTACCATTACCTAAATCTACCTCTGCTAATCCATCTACATCTAGATAGACGCCATCAGGGACAATCCTAGACAGCACTTGCTGGATTTTTAAATGAGTTAGTTGTATCATGTCAGCAAACCCAATCATTCTACCAACTAAAGATTCAATTCTTCCATGATACATTTCTGGTGCACATAAGTTATAATTCATTTTAACTTTCACTAAGTTAGACTTTGGTCTAGTCATATTACGAGACATTTCCCATCTTAATAATTCGTCATGTCCTAATATCTTCGCTCCACTATACAATACTTCTATAGATCTAGAAACTCTTTCAAAGTTATCATTCTCTGGTGGATTAAAAGTATCGGGTTTTTCTAAAGCTTTTTCTAATCCGGTAGCGGTTTTCTTTATTTTCCAAACTTGATCACTATAAGTTTTATATTCAAAATATAAAATATAAATACTATTACCATCTCTTCTCCCATACCAATTATATAAGTAATTACTGTTATTGGGATATCGTTGAATTCTTTCTAAATCTTCATTAGATAAATGAGGAAACTCTTTTTTCATTTCAGATAAAGTAATTGCTTTAACTTCTCCTACATACCATAAATCTTCAAAATTAGGATCTTCTGTATAAGACCAAACCATACGAGCTGGATCACAATATTTAGTAACAACTCCCTCTGCTTCGTTCCAATTAGTCTTCGTAGCTCCAATACCTATTTCTACTAAATCTTTTAATGTTCTTCGTTTAGTTAATTGATATTTGTTTCGTTCAAGAGTATTATTAATACCTTCTTCTGCAGCTATTTCACAAGATTGTTTATAACTCAATTGCATGTGTAAATCTAACTCTTCTTGATTTTCCGGTAATTCTTCAGGATTACTACTATTAAATAAATCTAAATTTAAGTTTTGCTTGACATTTTCTAAGAATTCTTTAGCTTGAATATCTCTTAAAATATCCGTAGCATATTTAGTTCTTTTTTTTAGTGAATTTGGATCTTGAGCAAAAGCTTTAATATCATAAATCTTTTCGTCCATACCATTTACTACTATATCTACAAATTTCGGTATAATAGGTACAGGTTTCCAATCTAAGTTAAGATAGGATAAATCTCCATTTATAGCTAATTCATCTTTATATTTTTGCACGGGTTGTTCAGCTCTAGCATATAGACGGCGTAATCTAAAATTATTAAAATTAGTATTAAAACGATTTTCTACCCCAGTTCTTGTACCACTAAACCAATCTCCTTCTATAGCCATAGCTACTTGTTTTCCATATTCCCATGTTTCTTTTACATCGTCAGGTACAACCTGATCTGGAAAAGCACTATTAGTATTTGTAACAACTTGCATTTATTTTATTATTTGTGAGGTGTATCCTTCGTTATTATATTTTTGTATTCCCAAATCAATACTTTTAATCGTTCGTTTGTTAGTAGGTTTATATTTATTCACCATACATGCCATAATAGCTAATCCTGAACTTATTGAAGCATCGTGTTTAGTTCTATTATTTATATCAAACTTTGCCCAATCTTCTAGTGTTCGTTGATGATACATGTCTCCATGTATCCCATCATCTATTCCTACATAAGCATCTATATAATATTCAATTGCAGCCGCATGAGATTGTTTCATGTCTTCACTAGAATTAGGTACTCCACCTATTTCTTTTTCAGCAACTGATAATCTGTTCCAAACTTTGTCAGGTCTATTAATAGAAAACCCTCTATATCCTCTTCTAAGCATTGTATATAATAAACGTGGTTTATTATTTTCAACTAATATAGGCATTCCATAAAATTGAATAGCCATTATAACATCTTCAAAAAATATTTCTGCTGTAGGTGGTCTAGACACATATTCAAGGAAAAAATGATTAGGAGGACAATCTTCCATAGTAAATTTAGTTAATCCATGTAAAGATCCATTGGATCCTCTACCATCTACCGTTCCTGATATATCATAACTATCACAACCAAAAGCCCCTAAATGTTTATTTCCAGGATACTTTCTACCATCTTTTATTACAATATTATTTTGTAAGTGTACTGGTGGAACCCATGATACGTAAAATCTTCCATTATCATTAGGAACAAATATAACCTTACTATCTCTATCACCTCTTTCCCATTGAAAATTACCTTGAGTAACCTTAAGTTTGTTGTTTAAATCTTCATTATGATCTATTTGTTCATATATTTTAACCAAATTGAATAAACTTTGTTTAGTTTCATCTCTAAAAGCATGTTTTTCCGTTCTTGGGAATTGTCTATATAATTCATTTAAACCATCTTGATCATCTTTGAAACCTTCAACTTCGTTGTTCCAATGTTCAATTACTCCTATATTTATGAAGTTTCCATCTATCCCTTTAGTAGGTTTTTTTGGAGTATCAAATATAGGATATCCATATATATCTATAAATCCTTCATAGTTCCATTCCATAGGGATAAATAAAGAATATAATCCTTCTTTTGTTTGCCCGTTTCTATTACGCTTAGTAACGTCCGCAGCATAATAAATATCTTTAAAGTTTTGACCACCTTTATCAAGCGCATTAGAAGTTGAACCCATCATACATTTACCAACAATTCTACTACCTAACCGTAAACATGTTTTAGTAACCTTCCAGTTATTTTTTATATTATCTGGTCTATCCCATTTTCCACTTTCATCATGACCTAATATCTGTAATTTTTCTCCATCATAACTATTATCTCCTGTATTTTTCCAATCTATAGTAGTATCTAATCCATCTAACTCCCTAAGTTCTTCATTAGCCTCAATTTTTCTACGTGTAAGTTTTGATGCTGGAACTCTATAGGCCAATTCGGTTTTAGGACGATCCATACCATCTTGGATGGGTTTGAAAAAGAATGGATAGTTAAGTGAGATTGGTACAACTTTATCTGTGAACATTTTCTTAGCATCTGCCCCTGATTTTGATAAAATTCCATATCTACTATCTGAGGATATTGTTGCTTGATTAACGAGTTCTGCAGAACACATGAAGGAAAAACCTGATCGTCTGTTTTTAAGATAACACATGCCATAGGATCTATTATCCGCTTTACATGCTTCCCAAAACATAAAGAACAATCTATTTGCTTCTCTGTAATCTGGCGCTCCAACATCAATTTTTGACCATTGCAAATACATATAATGAGTACCAGTGATATAAGTAGAAACACCTTTGTTATAAAACCAAAATCCTTTTTCTCTTCTTTCAAATTCTTCATCAATATAATCCCACCATTTTTCTCTAAATTCTGCTGGATATTTCTCCCAATCGAATCTATTCTTTATTTTACTTAATTCTTTTGGATAATCAAATTTCTCCCAATATTGCTCTAATTTATTTTCACTGCGTTTGTATGATATTGTTTCTAACGGCAGGGCAATTCTAAGATTTTGGATTTCTATAATTTTTCCAATTTTACCAGTTTTGCTTATAACTATAAAATCATATTCTATATTATACCCGTACTCCCATCTTTTATATCTATTTTCTTTATTAAGAATTTTAGTATTAACAAGATCAGGAATTTCTTTCCAAAGAGACTGTTCGTACTTCATTTACTTCTTTTTTCAGCAAAACCTTTAAATATTTTTACTTCTTCAAGCGAGACACCATGAGCACTCTTAAGGAGTGTTTCTTCTTCTTCCATCCTATTAAGAATTTCAAAAGCATCAAATATAGCAAGTTTTTTTGTTGCTGCAGCGTTTTTAAGTCTATCTGCGGAAACATCATCTGAAGTATCCACGATCGGTTCTTTAGCCACTTTGATAAGTTCTTCAACCGCAATGTGCCCAGCTTGGATTATACTCTTTTTCGTTTCCTGTGTATTCATGTTGTAAAGCAATATTATTAGATTTCATACAATATAACCTTTCTCCATCAATAATAAATTCAAATTCAGAATTAGGAGTAAAAGTTATTAAGGCTTCTTTATCAAGTCCTTGTTTTATTAAAGTGGGGTTTGTGTATTTTAATACACCAGTAAGAGGTTCTTCTTTATCTATATCAAAAGAAGATTTATTATAAATAGGTTTTACAAAACAATATTCTAAATTCGAATATAACTCATTATTATGTTTGTATAAATATATTTGTTCGAATCTACAAAAATACAAGTTATCTTTAAAAAAAGTACTTCCGTTCTTTTCTTTACCATCCATACCATAATATCTTCTAAAGATATTGTGATGTACATATACTTCATCACCGACCTCTATGGGAGTATTATAAGCAAGAGGTGTTTTTACTATTATAGCTTTTTTGCTTATAAATTTATGATCTTCAATATTTGTATTAACAATTAATACTTTATCATCAATGACCTTTTCATTTTCGTAACGATCTGTAAAAGGAGTTATTATAAAATCATATAAACTTCTCATCCGTATTTAAGATCAAATTCAACTGCTATAGCCATATTAGAATTAAACTTTTTCCATGGTAATACTTCACTTCCTTTTTTAATATAAATTAAATATTCTCCATCTAGTTTATCTGCAATGATATCACAAATAGTGTGTCCTCCATATACTTCTTGGCCTACTGAGTAATGCATTGCATCATTTTTATAATCAGAACCTATACTTATCTTTCTTATATTAGACATGGTCAGCAACTAATTCCTTGGATTCAATAGTAGTGCATTCTCCAGATTCAAGATTTATTTCTACATTTCCATATTCTTTTTCTAATGTTGATTTAAATGTATTTATTTCATCATTTAAAGCTGCTATTTCATGCAAGAAACTATGTTTTTGTGTTTCTAATACTCCTATTTGACTAAGTATATTACCTACTTTTTGTTGTTGATTTTGAATAGTTTTTAGTTGTTCTTCTTTAATTTTCATTTAATTAAATTTATTGTTTGTTTTATTATATAATTATATATTTCATCGATGGTCCTTGAAATTTGTTAGATTCACTTTCCACTGAATTTTTGTAATAACCACTTCCGGCTATATTGTTTATATATGTTTCTAATTCATCTTCCGTAAAGAATGAAGTAAGATTAGGTTGCCCACTTACTAATTCATTAACATCAATTGGTCCTACGTAGCCAAATAATATAAATCCTAATTCTCCAGGAGTATTATTGTAAACTAGAAACCATCTATTTATATCGTCTTTGTGTATTCCGTGTGCCATAGTTTTTATTTATCTAAGGAGTTCCTCCGTCTGTTATAACCCACGTTCTAAGTACCATTGCGTCGCGTGCTGTGGTTGGAGCACCTGCCGAATAATGAGCTGTTCCTGCATTAAAAGTAACGCCACTTGTTCCGTAAGCATCCCATGCTGGTAGTAGTAAGTCATAATTTGTGATTGAGAATCCGCTTAATAACATCATATCAGTTGCTGCAGTTACGCTTGATATATCAAATCCACTAATATCTGAATCAAAAAGTGTACAACTCTCGAACATAGAACTAATATCAGTTACATTTGATAAATCAATATTTGGTGTTAAATTATAAATACTACAGTTCTTGAGAAAACTAACGACCGTATTTAAAGCAGTTGTGTTTGTAAAAGTTATAGGGCTATTGAAAACGTAATTTCTAAGTAAGAAGTTACTAGCTATGGTTAAATTAGTTGTATCAAAATCAATAATACCATCAAATACCCAACAATCAGCAAAACCTGCACTCATAGTTGTTACCAAAGAAGTATCAGGTTGGTCAGTATAATTAGCAACCATATTTTCACACCCACGAAAAGCCTGTTCCATCGACGCCCATTGGTTAGAACCCCATTGATCTATAGATATAATTTTTTTCCTATCTCCACCATTAGCAAATTTAATACCAGAAAAAGATCCTTCTATTATTATTTCATAAACACCACTAACAGCATAGATGTGAGTTACATCTGTAACTGTGGTTACTGTTTGTGATAAAGTATCTCCCCAGTAAATTGTAAAGTTGTTCGCACTAGTTTGTAATGGTAATTTAAACTGAGACGGATTTATACCTGGCTTAGTAGTATCTATAGTCATTTTAAAATCCGATAGTCCGGCATCACCACCTCCACCTGAACTCCCAACTGCTCTTCGAAGATCAACTATTTTAGTACCCATGCTTATGATACTCATCTAATATAAAGCTAAAATATCGTTAGGTGCAGTAATTGTACTAGTTATTTGTTTAACTAACATAGGCATAAATATACCTGGTTGTACTAATGTAAATGTTTTTACTGCGCTAGGTGGATAACCATCTCCAGCACTATTGTCATATTTACCACTTTCCATAATAACAGTTAGATTAGCTGCTGCAGCTGCCGCTGGGCTAAAATACAAGCAACAACCAGCTTCTTGAGTATTAGGTATATCTATGTTAGTTATAATACACGTAAATCCCGCGCCTGCGCCAGAGGTTCCAGCTTGAGTTAGAGCATCTCCAACTACATATCCTGCTCCTAGATTTGATATAGTGGTTGGGTCAAAACTGAAGTCTGTTATTAAACCATCACCATCAACAGCAAGTACTGTCAATACTCCAGGCACACTACCACTACCAGCTGATAATGTTATAGTATCTCCCACTACATACGGATTTACTCCACCACTACCGGCATTAGTTACTACTATACCAGCCCAATTTAAGGGTGCAGGGAATTTTGTATTTATATTCCATGTATAATTAATAGCACCTATAACTATTGGCCATGCATCATGTGCAAATACTCTAGGTTGTTTATATTCTTGTCCTATTAAACTCATTATTTATTTTTTTTATTATAAAACTATTTTTCCTATTTTCTTAAGGATTGTTAATACTAAGATTAAAAATAATCCTATATATATAAATTCTCTATATTTTTCCCACCATGATAATTCTCTAAATACTGCTTTTTCTACAGGGACTAAAGTCTCTATATATACAGTATCTCCTAGACATTGTACGTCATGATAGATAACTTCTCGTAAAGTGTCGTAATAATACTTTAATACAACTCTTTCATTATTTATAACCGTTGTAGTATCATATGATCTTATTATAGTAGTAGTATCATAATTGTAATTTTCCACTACTACAGTATCCCTCACTATAACAGTATCTTTCTGTGATAGTTCAGGATGTCTAGTTATTAATCTATTTAATCTCTCTTGAGGAGAGCAACTAATTAATAAACTAAATAATATTATTTGGGCAAAAACTTTGTAAATACTTTTTCTAACCATTCTTTTGTTTTTGATGCTTTAAACATAAATAAAGCTAATGATATACATAACATTAATATGAATGCGCGTAATTCAATATCATGATGCCAATAATAGCAATATATATTAATACCTAATAGTATTAAGCCTATTAAGTTGGTTGCAATGTTTTTAAATTTTGAACTCATAATTAATATCTTCCTCCTTTTCTTTTATATCTTCTCGCCTGTCTATTTGCTTTTCTATTAGCGCTAGCTTGACTAGGACGTTTATTTTCACCTTTATTCTTAACTACAGTTGCCTTTACATTTCCTTCTTTTCCACAATCTGTACTTCCTTCTCTACAAAAAAGCTTATTCTTTGTTCCTTCTTTTTTTGTTTTGTTTCTATTAAAACCTATACTCCACTTTTTCTTTTTCTTAGAAGTATTAGTATCAGGTATATCGTCATTCTCATTTGGATCTGGTATTTTAGGAATATCACCATCTTGAATTGGTTTAACTCTAAACTCATTTACATTTTGTTCTACTATTGTAGGGTCTTCTATTACAGGGTCTGTCCAATCACCTGTCCAACCAGAAGAAACGTATCCATTATCAATTAAGTCTTGTCTTGTAGAATTAGGAAAACGTGATTTTAGACTAGTTATATATTTCTCTTTATCAGTTGTTAGTGGAGTAGTTTTAGCCTTTGGAATGATGTCAGTGGTAGCATTACTCTTGCCAGGGACATTAACACTTCCAGTTCCACTTCTTATTTCTTGCTCTGGATTATCTGGATCAATAGTCCAATCTGAAGCTTCCATATTTGTTTGGGCTAATAGTTTGGCTTTTCTACAATCATCTCCTGTTGGCCCAGGAGGACATTTTTCTGCAGGACCATTCATTTCAAATGGATTAGTTAATTCTTCAGGATCTTTTTCTACAACTTCTTCATCCTTCTTAAGATTTTCTGTCACATCTTTAGTTATATCTTTTACACCTTTTTCCCATGAACTAGTATCTATAGGACCAGCATTTTCTATTGCTTTTGGGTTACCATATGAACTAGGTCCACCATCAATTCCATCTTCTATATTATCACTCAATAATCCCTGATCAGCCATAAATTTAAAAGGATTAGATTTTCCTCTATATCCTTTCATAAATGCCGCTGGACCAAATGATTCTCCCATGCTTACTTCATCTTCATCATTTTTGCCCTGTTTAGCTCCGATCATATTAGGAGGTCCAGACTTTAATTTACCCGTAAAATCAATATCTTCAGTGGAACCATAAGCATCTTTCTCCCAAGGTAAACCTTTATTGCCTTCATCAAATCCTGATCTAGGATGTTTAACTCCTTTATAAGAAACACTCTCTGCATCATAATCTAACTTAGGTGTGCCATCAGAGTTTTTATCTACAATCATTTCTTTTAAATGATGTTTCTCGTGGATTTTAATTTTTTCTCTAGTTTTTGGATCCCGTGCATGATCTTTATTCATTATTATAGTTCCATTCTTATTTGCTTTACCCATTAAATTAGGATCATCAAATGGAACTTCATGAATTGAAATTGGATCAATTTTATAAGGAGATTTCATTTTAAAATTACCCATGGTTATATATTTTTAAAAGCATCTAAAAATTTAGCTGCTCCAATTCCAAAAGCAATTCCTGCATACAATACATTTCCTTGCATTAATATTAATACACCTATTCCTCCAGCTGCAGCAGCGTGAAATAATGGTGCGTTTATAATGTTTTTTAATTTTTCCATAATTTATTTTTTATAAGGGAATATTTTATTTAGTTTTTCTTTTCTTTTATTACAACCACAATCTTTAGTGGTTTTCTCTACAATCTTTTTTATACCTGTAGCTTTTGTGAATCTTTCTAGTGTATCTCCAAAACCGGCATCTTTCTTTCTTTCCATTATATTATAATTTATTGTTGTTTATGTCTTCATATTCTTTAGTCGCATTGAAAGATGGGCAAGCTTTATTTGCAAAATCATTATGTGAGTGTATACATGCTTCTGGATACATGGCTTTTAAAGTTCTAAGTACACATAGCAAAGCTTCCATTTGTTGATAGTTCCTAGTGTCTTTAGGAGTTTTACCATCTGCTTCTACTCCACCACAATAACATATACCTATTGAATTTCTATTATGTCCTTTACAATGAGCCCCCATTTTAGCAATATCTCTACCTTTATATATATTGCCTTCTAAATCAATATAAAAATGATAACCTATATCACTCCATCCTCTACCTTCCATATGCCACTTCCTAATAGTTTCAACAGGAACGTTATGGCCTTCTCTAGTAGCTGAACAATGAACTATAAACTGGTTTATTTGCCTCATTTCTTTTTCTTATACAACTTGTACCACTTATGTAGTGTATAACCTAATGTAGCAGCTAACAATAATATTTTAAGCATAGGTTCTAAATAATCGCAACAAGATGCTGCAAATGCTCCTACATTTACTGCTAACAGTTTTATATCTATTATTTCAGTCATGACTTCATTGCATTAAGAACTGCATTACCATCGTAAGGCACATCATCAATGCGAAGACTAGATTTTATATTTTTATCACGAGATTCCATATTTCTATTTCCCGGTTTTTTCCTAGCAAAGTTTAGTTTAACTCCTGCTGCTTTTTGTTTTTTTCCCTCTGTTGGCATAACTTTATTTTTATTTATTTTGTTCCTGTAAAACCAAATGCATTATTAGCAAAATTAGCTTGTTTTTTTGCTTTATTTCCAAAATCTCCTTCTTTTGATTCTTCCATTATCTCTGGAGTAATTTTTCCACCTGACTTAATAACGCCTTGAGAAGTTAAATTTTCTCTCATTCCTCCTTTATCGTAACTAACCTTTTTTCCACCAAGTTCAGTTGTTGCTTTTTTAGCAGGTCCATGCATTCCCATTCCAGCACTCCCCATAGTATTTGGTGTAGTATTTGTAGCAGCATCTGTACCTAAATTTTCTTGAGCTTGTGCTATTTGATCTTGAGTATTATCTTGACCAGGTGCCATTGGATTCATAGATTGATTTACTTCTCCAACTGATGAAGAAATATCACCCATCATTTGTGTAGGTGCTACTTGAGATTGTGGTTTAAGACCTGGATCAGTAATGCTAGCACCTTGTTCTAATATACCTGTATTTACTGCTCCGCCTGCTCGATTAGGTGGAATTATTGTAGGATCCGTCATATCTGGGTTAACCATTGGGAAAGCACTTCCCCTTGAATTTATTTGTTTCATTGAACTATTGTTTTGTTTTTTCATATTTACTACGGATGAGTTACCCGATAGTATTGGATACTGATCGCTAACATCTACTGTTCCTGCTTGAGGAACAAAATCTATTGGAGTTTGTTGACTCTCATCATAACTCGTTGTAAGACTGTTATCTTGGTATGGATTAGTTATATTGCCCATCTTTTCATCTCCTGGAGCATTTATTTTTTCATTCATCAACGCCTTATGTCGTGTGTTTTTTTGTCTCTCTTTAATCTTAGCCAGTTTTTCTGGATTAGATTTAGCAATTTTATCTTCAGTTAGTTTATTTTTTAAATCCCATTTTTTCTCTTGTCTTTCATTTCTAGCCTTAGTTTTTAACTCATGCTGTCTTGCTCTACCTCTTTGAGTAGGATTTAAATTTAAATCATTAGCTCTTTTGTGTAATCTTTTAGTTTTACTATCCATACTGCCTTGAGCATCTATGTTTTGTACAGCCGTAGTTATATCATCTGGTTGATTTAATATATCAGCATTTTTATTTACATTTGTAGCATCAATATTTTCATCTTCTCCTTCAGCAGTTACGTTATTTGGTACAACTAACCCTTGTGTTAAGTCTGGAATTACATTTCTATTGTTAGTTGTTCCAGTTGGATTGCTATAATTTGTAAAAGGACTATTATGTTGTTTATATGACATTATTTCGTGTTTTATCGTGATTAACCATGCGAGCTGCTAAAGTAGTAACTTTATGCATATAGTTAGTTTTTTTACTTATATTAGTTAAAGACATATCTTCTTCTCCTAACATGATTCGGTACATACGAGCGATGAGTTGTTTACACTTTAAGGAAACTTTATATATATTATATTTTTGAGTGGTCCTGTTTCGCTCACGCCAAACCTTTATCCATCCTTCTTTTAATAATCTGTTCCAGCGTCTATTGTCCCAACTGTAAGAGTACGTACCTTTTTTAAAATCATCTTTTGTAAATAAATCAATTGCATCTAAGTAAATTAATAGTTCTAGGTCTGCTTCTTTAATATCACATGTCTTACAGACCCATTTCCTAATAATTCTATAATGTTTTAATAAATTTAATTCCCTTAAATCTGTTGATGTTATTTTCCTCATTTACCTTTCCTAGCTCTCTTAGCTTTTTTCTTTGCAGCTTTCTTAGCTTTTCTATTACTTTTCTTTAGAGTTTTACTATCTTTCTTTAAACTTTTTGCTTCTTTTTTAGTTATATCTCCAGATTTACGTAGTTCTTTAATCTCTTGCTTATTGCTTCTATGTTCTTTTCTTCTTGCTTTACCTTTAGAATCTTTTTCATAATCATCTTCAAAACCAATCTCTCCACTTTCCGTTCTATATCTCTTTTCTTCTAATGCCGCTTCTTTAGCATCTGCTTCTGCTTTTTCCGCTGCTGCTGTATCTTCTTGTTTTTGTTGGTTTCTTATTTTCCAAGCTTTTCTTGCGTCAAGTCCTCTTCCACGAGTAAGTCTTTCTTGTGTATCAACTACTTCTTTGTTTTCCGATGAAGGCTTATCATCAGGTCCTAGATTTTTAACAGTTGCATCAGCTGCCCCTGATTTCTGTAAATCGTTTTTAGTTTCATCAATTGGTTCTTCTGTTGATGGCTCTGTAGGAGTTTCTCCTGCTACTGCTGGCATAGTTTCTTGCTTTGCTACGAACTCTGATTCATATAATGGAGATTTCATAGTCATAGCCGATTTGAATTGATCTGCAAAACATCCGCCTTTATATTTTTTACCTTTTCTTAATCTACTCATAGAATTATTACTACATCTTGTTCTTTAATTACTTTATATTGAAGATCTTTTATATCTATACCAAATCCGGCATTTTTATCATAATATATTAAATCTCCCTTATTAAGGACCGTAACATCACTTCCAGGTTCTACTACTTTGCCCTGGCGATACCTTATATCTTCTCTAGTTTCCTCGGTTAATAATAAACCTCCACTAGTTTTACCATCTGTTTTTATTGGTTCTATTACTATAAATTTTCCTACTGCTTTCATGCTCTTATATTATTAATTACACAATCAGTGGATAAGATAGTAGTAGCTACGGAAGCTGCATTAAGTAAAGCACTTTTAGTAACCAACAAAGGATCTATTATTCCGGACTTTACCATATTTACTGTCTTTCCTGTAACCACGTCTAATCCTTTACCTTTTTCGTCTAATGTAGGAATTTTTTCAATTCCAGCATTTGTTAATATAACTTTAAACGGTTGCTTAATTGCATTGTAAAGAATTTCTTCTCCAATGTTGTTTGGATGAAGATATTGACTTGCATTTAATAATGCAATACCTCCACCTGGTAATATACCTTCTTTTATTGCAGCTTTTGTAGCACAAATAGCATCTTCTACTCTATCTCTTTTTTCTTTCAATTCTACTTCTGAATTAGCCCCTACTTTTATAGTTGCCATCTTAGCTTGTAGTTTTGCTAATCTGCGTTCTAGTCTTATAACTAGATTAGGATTAGTATTATTTTTTATTTCTGATTTAATATAAGATACTAAATCGGAAATAGTTTCATTATTAGAAGTATTTACTTTTAATATAGTGCTATAAGAATCGGAAACAGCTTTTTCACATCTTCCTAGGCATGAAGGATCAAGTAAATCCATATCATCTCCTATATCCTCATTTATTACAGTTGCTCCAGTAAGTAATGCTAAATCAGATAGAATATCTTTTCTATTTATTCCATAGTAAGGTGCATCTATTATATTTACCTTTAAATTTCCTTTTATTTTATTCATTGCTAAAGCATTTGATACTTGAGCATCTACTTCTGCAATTATTAAAAGAGATTCATTTCCTTTAATTATAAACTCTAAAATACTTTGAACACGTCTTAAGTTAGGTATATTAGATTCTACTAACAACACATAAGGATTTTCTAATTCACAAATTCCTTTAGTTTGATCTGTAATAAAGTGATGATTTTTTAAAGGTTGATCATATTCTACTCCATCTGTTAAATGAACATAAGTATCCGGTTGATCATTAATTTCCATGGTGACTACACCAGTTTCTTCTACCATAGCAAAAGCTTCACCTATAATCTTTCCTAGTTCTATATCGTTATTAGCTGATATAGTAGCTACTTGAGTTATTTTTTTACCATTAATTTTTTTAGAATTCTTTTCTAAGTACTTAACTACTTTTTTAACTCCACCTAAAATACCTTCTTTTATTTCTCTTGTAGAGAAATTTTTTCCGATTTTATATGCTTCCTTTAATATAGCCTCAGCTAAAACCGTGGCTGTAGTTGTTCCATCTCCTGCTTCTCCTACCGTACGTTGAGCTGCTTGCTTAAGTAAAGTGGCTCCGATATTCTCTAGAGGATTTTGTAATACTATTGAATTAGCTACAGTTACTCCATCTTTAGTTATACTAGGATTTCCATTAGTGTCTTCTAGTATAACACATTTGCCGCTAGCTCCTAACGTAGAGCTAACAGCTTGTGTTAATTTCGCAACTCCTTTTAATATTTGCTCGCGCGCTTTGTCTCCAAAGACTACGTCTTTTACCAATTTTGGTTCTTCCATTTTATTAAATTAAATTATATTTTATTTAAGCAATATCCCCACCGTAGTGGGGATTTTTTTTATTTTATTGTTTATAGTAAGTTACATGCTACATCTTCACAGTTTTCTGCAGTTGATATAATTGTCCCGGTTGGTGCATCACAAGGAGGTAACTCCTCACTTAGTGTATAACAACATTGTATGCTTGATGATATTTCTTCACCTACAATTACACCATATGTTGCTGGATCCCATCCAATAACTCCCGATACATCTATGTAAAGAGTTGCTGGTGCTAATGCATTACAAGTAGCTCCTGCTGCTCCATCACATATATTGTATTGTCTTAGATCTTGTTCACAGCAATCACAAGGATTAAGTTCACCTACTCCAAAATATTCAGTTACGAATAAATCTTCAGGAATAATTTCCAGACCACCACTACCACCTTCTTGTATTTCATAACATACATCTAGAAAAACTCCATCGCCCCAAGCGCCACCGTTATTGAATTCCTCTAGATTTGTATCCGTATCAATCCATTCTTCTGCTCCACATTCTCTATATTGGAAAAATACTATATCTGTACAAGTACAATCTATCCACGCTGGATTACCATATCCTATATCATCATACGTAAATCCATGAGTAGATATTAGTGTTTCTGGTACACATGGAGGCACCTCATTCTTTTCATAACAACATTCTTCACCAAAAGGACTCAATGTCATGAATTGAGGAGCACTACTAGGTTTCCAAGATTCTCCCATATAATCACCCCATAAACATACATCTACATATAGAGTAGGATAACTAACTCCCTCTATTTCACATACTGGATCAACAGCACATGCTATATATTCTACTACATCATAATTTATACAACAATTACAATCTTCCCATGTAGCATTATAAGCACTATCACACGATGTTTCTACAATGAACGTATTCCACGCTACAGCAGGACCGAGAGAAATAGTTTCTTCTACTTCTATGCAACAATCTCCATTTATACAAGTACCAGGAGTATCTATCTCACCTATATAGTGATTGCCTGGAACATTGAATGGTGCTGGGATAGGATCTAATTCATCTTCATATCTCCAAGATTCAACACCTTCTGAACATATCTTCCAACGTAAATCTACTTCAGGTGTTGGACAATATACTTCATCTCCACAAACTGCAATACCGGTTATTGTATTAATTGGTGGCAAACACACTTTGTTTGGAGTATTGTAACACCATGTATCTTCTCCACTTGCCCAATAAACATCAGGATCTGGAGTTTGACATTCACATCCAGTTTCATCCCATGGAACTTCTACAAAGATAGTTGGTGGGAATATTCCTTCATCATATCCTGGACATGCTTGATATTCATACGTACATGGGAAAGTACAACACATGCAATCTGTTGGATAATTATCAGCAACTTCCTCGCATGGGAAAGATCCTCCAACAGGTTCACCAATATTGCCAACATATTCAAAACAGTGCTGCGTTTTTTCCTCTTCACCACAGCAATATCTGTCTATTTGACCTAATGGAGCACCTGGCTCTATATCACTAGTAACTAATGGTAGCACACCACTACAATCTTGCCACGTATAAGTAGCAGGAACACCTGGACAAGCCTCTGGATCATCACAAGGATTTTCAGGTACGTCAGATAGAGTATAACCTTCAGTTATTGGTAAACATTGTAATTCTGGACCGCTATAACACCATGTAGTTCCTATACTATCATTAGTTACAATAATATCAGGTTGTGGATCATTACATATACAAGTAAATGCCCCATCAAATCCCATGTTAAACGTAATAGATGGAGGGAATCCGGCAGGTGAACCTGAACAAGCTGTATATGTATAATTACATTGGTTAATACAACAATCACAATTATCAAAAGTAGCAGTGTTAACACATGGGTCAAAGGTTCCACCAACTGGTTCACCAATATCTCCTTTGTATTCCCAGCATATAGCATATTGTTCTGGTCCTGGGCTTTCACAGCAATATGAAAAACTTTGTCCTATGAAATGTCCGGGATCTATATCTACTGTTACAAAAACACTAGGATCTTCACATTGCTGATAACTAAATGTTCCAGTGGGAGGAACACATTCAGGTGATTCACAACCAAACTCTGGTATTGCACCAAGTACAACAGCTATTGGAGGATCTCCTGATGCTATACTAACCTGATAACATAATTCACCTGCTGGAGTAGTTATTAAACTAACCGAACCTGGAAATGCAAGTGCTGCTATTCCTGGTGTCAATGTTTCTGTTGTATAATATACTGTACCTGAAAAACATGGTGTTAATGCATATGATGTTTCTGGACAACATACTTCACATGTAGTATCTGAAGCGCTATATGTTGCTAGTTCTATATACCAACAGTCCTCGATAACTACTCCATTCAATGTGAGATTATTTATATATCCCGGCGCTAGCGCACCTAATGTTTCATCGCAAGTATAAATCCACTCATAGGGTTTTTCACCTAGAAAACAATCTCCTTCTTCACAACTAACACGTCTCATAACATAAGTTGGAGGGCAACTACCTCCGCCACCACCGGCGCTTTTAAAATCTATACTCTTAGTAGCATTATTTCCAGTAATAGTTACTGAAGCATCTGACGATGTAAAATTAATTACTGTTGCGCAATCAACTGCTGAAACTATATCTCCTACATCAGGGTTAATTTTAGCCATTGAAGTAGTACAAAAATCCCCGGTTATCAATGCTATAATAGCACCAATCCCAGTTATTTTAGTTTTTTTGTTATCCGCTTCGTCTGTAATTACAATTGAATCCTGTAGTGAGGGAACTGTTTTTACGGGATAGGTATATATTATAGCCATGTTTTAATTTTTTCTTAAAAGTATTTAGCGGATGAATAAATCCACCCGCTTAAATTACTTTATCTTTCTTTTCTTACTTTCTATTTCTTGCAAAAAGACCTCTAGCCAATCCAGATCCACCTTTACCATGCATAGATAATCCTTTTTTCTTTTGATCCGTACTATGGATATTACCTTCCAGATGTTCTATTTTCTTCCTATCAATAGCCATTTTATGATCTGCACTCATGCTTGGTCCACCGATGTTATGAGCATTGTCATATTTATTTGGTCCTCTTCCCATAGACATTCTTCCTAATCCTGGTGCACCTTCTGAACCTGCGCCTTGTAATCTATTGCTATCAGCCATACTTGGGCCTTCCATGCTAGTTCCTTTAAAAGCTCCTGCTGCTGCTGCTACTTTTCTTTTTACTTTCTGAGCACCTGCTTTAACTTTTTTGGCTGCACCTTTAGCTTTGTCTGCCGCACCTTTAACTTTGCCTTTTACTTTAGATACTTTACTATCCACTTTATTTTTAACTGCTCCTGCTGCTTTTTTACCTGCTGCAGTTACATCCGCTTTAGCTTTTTTAATCTTCTTACCTCTATTTTCTTTTCTTTCGTCTCGCTTGGTTGATTTATTTTCTTTTTTATCTGCTTTCTTATCTACCTTGCCTTTAACCTTAGCTAGCTTCTTAGCTTGTCTTCCTGCTTGCTTATCATCTTTAGCTTTTTGCTTACCTTCTATCTTTTCTCTCTTTGCTTTTTTTACTCCAGCTTGCCCTCTTTTTTTAGCGGCTCTTTTAGTTTTGCCTTTAGCTTCTAATCTATCTGCCTTAGCGCCTTTTCTTTTCTCTCTTCGTCTTAAGCGATCTGCACGAGCCTCTAACGGAGATTCTTCTACTTGTGTTGCCATTGTTTTAAATTTTGTTAATTAACTATTGTTTTTTTACTTATAAGTTTTAATGTGGTTTATCTACATATATAGTTATTCACAGGTAAACTTAAAAATTTACATAATATATTTAGAACTATAGGGTAACCCCCCCCTCCCCCCTCTTTCTTTTGAATAACCAAAATGAAATTTAATTGACCGGGTCCCCCTTTTTCCCCCTC